ATGGCGTATGCGGAACGCTGGGCCGCAGATCGAGGGCTGGTTCTCGATAGTACATTATCGCTCAAAGACGAGGGGCTGTCTGCCTACCATCAGAAGCATGTTACCCAAGGCGCGCTGGGCGTTTTCCTACTGGCCGTCAGTGAAGGCCGCATTTCTCCCGGATCGTTTTTAGTCGTTGAAGGCTTAGACCGATTGTCCCGCGCTGAGCCTATCCAAGCACAGGCGCAACTGGCGCAGATCGTTAATGCAGGCATTACCGTCGTAACGGCCAGCGATGGGCGCGAGTACAACCGGGAGCGATTAAAAGCGCAGCCGATGGATCTGGTCTACAGTTTGCTAGTAATGATACGCGCTCATGAAGAATCCGATACCAAGAGCAAGCGCGTCAAGGCGGCCATACGCCGCTCTTGTGAGGGATGGATCGCTGGCACCTACAAGGGCATTATCCGAAACGGTAAAGACCCACATTGGGCAAAATGGAATGGCACGAAATTTGAGTTAATGCCAGAACGCGCCGAGGCAGTCTTGCTTGCATTGGATTTATTTAAGGGTGGCCATGGCGGCGCACGCATAGTACAAGAGCTAAATAAGCGCGGCATGAGCTTCTCAGATGGAGGCGCAGCAGCAGCATCAGCACTTTATAAACTATTTAAGCGCAAGGATTTGGTCGGCACCAAAACATTAACGCTTGATGGCGAAGAATACAATCTGTTTGACTATTACCCGCGATTGCTCTCAGATAATGAATTTGCGGAACTACAGGCGATGAACGCGACGCGAACGAGGCGCAAGGGCAAAGGAGAAATACCAGGCATCATCACTGGGATGGCTATTCTGTACTGTGGCTATTGCGGATCTGCCGTAGTCGGCCAAAACATGATGGATAGAAACAAAAAAGCCGATGGAACATTACTTGATGGGCATCGGCGACTAATCTGCTGCGGCCACAACTTGGGGCGCAGCTGTTCTGTCGCTGGTAGCTGCAGCGCTGTCCCTATCGAAAAAGCCCTGCTCGCTTACTGCAGCGACCAATTCAATTTATCTAGCCTTACAAAAGGTGATGATCGCTCGCAATCGCTACGCGATCAACTTGTCGCAGTAAAAAATACGATCATTGAGATGGATAGGCAGCTCGGGCGTGTTACAGAAGCATTACTCGCGGCCGATGATGGCTCGGTGCCGCTCATCTTTGTCCGCAAAGCCCGTGAGCTAGAGATGGGAATTGCCGAGGCGAAGTCGCAAGAAAACAATATCGAGGTCGAATTACGAAAAAATAGCGCCAGGATGAATCCCGATCAAGCGGATGCCTGGGCGGCGCTGGTCGATGGGACGCTTGGTCTTGACTATGACACGCGGATGCGCACCCGCCAGCTGGTGCAAGATACTTTTGAGCGCATCGTCATCTATCACAGCAGCACATCGCCCGCCGATAACGGCAATAAAAAAATAGACCTATTACTCATCGCAAAAGGCGGGCAGCCACGCTTATTGAGGATTGATAGAAAGACCGGCGCATGGGCTGCCGGAGAGGAAATGAGATAGTAGCTCCGAACAATCTAAAGCCCCGGTTTCGACTGGGGCTTTTTACTTGCTTAAATTTGTTGTTTTTGTTTGTTGTTATTTGCAAATCAAAAATATAAACAAAATTGCTTATAAATAGATTGCAAACATAAACAATTTTGTTTATACTAGCATCACTGAAACAAACAAAGGAGGTGAAGTGAAACAGAGTGAGTTTGTCAGGTGGCTAAAACAGAACGGAGCGACTTTTAAGGATGGCACGAATCACTTAAAAGTTTATCTAAACGGAAAACAAAGCCACTTACCAAGGCACCCAAGCAAGGAACTTAAAACAGGACTTGTCGAAGGTGTAAAAAAACAACTTAACTTAAAGTGAACCAAGCCCCGAAAGGGGCTTGGCAAGCACAAGCACTTCACATCCACATTAACAGCGATAAAAAGAGGAACTACCATGTTATATCCAGCTACATTTACACCAGAAACAGGCGGCTTTGTAGTCACTTTTCGCGATATTCCGGAGGCGATCACACAAGGGGATACAGAAGCAGAAGCGCTTGAAATGGCGCACGAGGTTTTACTAAGCGCAATGGACTTCTATTTTGATGATAAGCGCCCTGTGCCGTATCCCACTAAGCCACAAGTCGGTGAACGATTAATTGAATTGCCACTGTCGATCAGCGCCAAAGTGTTACTACTTAATGAGATGTTGGCGCAAGCGATAAAACCAGCCGAGCTTGCCCGACGTATGGACACCAAGCCGCAGGAAATCAACCGGCTAATCGATCTGCATCATAAAACCAAGATCGATACGATTTGTGACGCGCTGACGGCGTTGGGTAAAAAATTAGAGCTTCAGGTTGTTTAATACCTTATCTTCAAGTTGCGCCCCTCTTGATGATTGTTTAAATCAAACGAAGCCAACCTATAGGCTATAGACAATTATGCAACAACATGAAAAAACATGGGACGTTTATGGCAGTAATATAATTTTCATTGAAATTTAATTAACACAAAAAACACCCTACGCGGCTCAAGAAAATTTACGTAAGGCATTCACGACAATGCCTTCATAGGTTTACTGCACTTTAAATAATACTTAAAATCACTATGCAAGACTTCACCAGCTTCACAGATCAAGAAGTTATTACATATCTAATCGAACACTTCGAAGATATAGATATAGGTGACTTTAAAAAAAACGATGAGTCATCGTATTTAAGCCAGATAGCAATAGGCCACTTAATAATCGAAAAGCGCAATGGAGCTTTCGCGTTCGTTGTCCGTGCAAACCGCAAGTATACTGGCGCAGCATCTTTCATCCAAATCCCCCCTGAAGCTGAGTTAATGTACTTATATGTTGCGGCTGAAGCTAGAGGGAAAGGTCTCGGATACGACTTACTAAACTACGTAAAACAAAAATATATGGAGGATCAAATAATGACAATAGTATGCGTGGGCGTCCGACGAAAAGCTTTTTTTGAAAAGGCCGGGTTCATCAAACAATCAAACACTCACGAAGGACACAATTATATGTATTGTCTTCCCATTAATGACAATACCAACAACTAAGGAAAATATGATCGATTTGAATACCGCATTAACATGGATTGAAAGCCATAAAACATCGGTTGATCTTGTAAAATGGGCTTTTGTTCTATTTCTAGGTTGGTGGATAGGATTATTTCGAGCAATTCAAGATTTTAGTCGTCGCCCCTTTGTCGAAATATGCTTGCCATACAGCGCCTACCATATTCAAGAGTGCTCAGAGTTGGATGGACATTCTGAAGTATTGCTTGTAGTTAGTCTTGTGGACGTACGAATAATTAACCCCACCAAGGACTGCGTTGGTGTAGTTAAGTTTGAAATGGCATTAAGAACAAATAAAGTATTTTCGCGATGGTCAAAATTTTCTGAGTGTATTAGCTTTCCAAATATTCCTTCATTTCCGATGCCTGATGATAATGTAAAAAACATTCCGGTTTGGTTTTCTAGTTTTCCATCCGATTCCGCCGCCGCTGAATTAGCACTATCATCAGTGGATGGACAGGATTCTCGCTCTGGATTAGTAATGTTTTCAGTCGCTATTAAGCGTAAATATCTACCTGATTTCAACAACCGTTTAACGGTTAAATTTCACGCTCATTTAGCCACAGGTCAAATCTGCAAATCAAATGCAATCATAGAAACGAAGTACGATTTGGATCGGCTAGAACGCATTGTTAAAAACAGCAAAGCGTACGTATGCGCAAAATCAACTTGGAGAACAATCGATTTGTAGTTTTTATTAAAGAAAACAAGCCGTACAACTGAGCCTTGCCCCTTTAAATACGAAGCTAGCAAAAGTATCAAATCCAACTTTAAAAAAATAAGTTTATTGGATTATTAGTGTGCAGACGTTTGCACTCGCGGCCAAGCCTCCCGCATCATTTCCGCATCAGTTGCGTGGCGATCAGCTTTGTCTGCCACGTCTCGATATCTTTTTGTGCATCGCTCGAGTAAGTCTGAGACGGCGCTGGCGCACTCAACGATGGTGCTGCTGGGATCTGCGCTGGCTGTGGGCAATCTGGCGCGAGCGGTGACGAGGTCGTTGAACATAAAAAAGGGTCAGCATCAATTAATAGCTAATCGATGCTTCTTATTACATAGCCGTCAAAACAATCCCACCGGATCAAGCGACCGATCCCAGCTGTAGATGATCACCTCTGATCGATCTACTGTCTTGGCACCACCGCCCACACTGTATTTAATCGGCACCGTATCGATCTCGAACCCGGCAAAGATGCGCCGTATGTCCGGGTGGTCATTTAGGCTGACGATAGCCTTGCCCTTAATTTTCCGCAACATGACGGCCATCTTCTCGTATTGCTCGATGCCGAAATCGACGCCATAGCCCTCAGTTTCCCAATACGGCGGGTCCAGGTAGAAGAAAGTGTGCGGACGGTCGTACTTCTCCATGAGCTTGTACCAGTCCAGATTTTCTATGAATGCACCGGATAGCCGCAAATGAGCGGCAGACAGATTTTCTTCTATGCGAAGCAAATTGATCGGTGGCGCAGTGGTGGCTGTGCCAAACGACTGGCCATCGACCTTGCCGCCGAAGGCATGCTGCTGTAGATAAAAGAATCTGGCGGCGCGCTGGATATCCGTCATCGTCTCCGGAGGCGTATCTTGCAGCCACTTGAAGACATCACGGCTAGAGAGTGCATATTTAAACTGCCGCACGAACTCTTCCAGATGATTTTTAACGACGCGGTACAGATTGACGAGTTCACCATTGATGTCGTTGATCACTTCAACATCCGCTGGTGGGCGCAGGAAATACAGCGCAGCACCACCGGCGAACACTTCAACGTAACAAGAGTGCGGCGGGAATTGTGGAATTAATTTTTCGGCGAGACGACGCTTGCCGCCGATCCAGGGAATGATAGGCATTGCCATTAGTAAACCTTTTAATTATTAATTATGCTAGACTTCGCCCGCTCGCGAGCTTGCAGAGCCTTAGCTTGGTTCACTGGTCAACTCAGTGGAGTGAGGTCTGTGCTGGTTGTTAGCGCAACCGGCGCAGACGCTCTGTTTTAAAGAATTTTCCAGATGATTGACATCTGGTTCACCGCCCAGTCGGGGTGGCACCCCCAGTTGTACTGGTTAAAAAAAAATAGGTGCCAATAGTCTGAACGTGCATGTCCCGACTCTTCATGAGACCTGCACACGTTATGAAGGATGCTTATGGCAAAACCTAAAGTAACAAGTTCAGCAAATCTTCACTTGAAGATAAGTGCGTTCGTGGGAATGTTTGCAGTGTTCGCATTGCACTTCACCCCGCTAATAGCACTAGCCATCGCGGTACTTGTGGCGATTGGCCTCTCTAAGTTGTAGAGGTTGTTGTGCTGCAACCCGTATTCAGTTCGGCTGGCGGGTTGCTTCTAATTTTCAATCGCGCCTTGTGCAGACGTCTGCACCCGCGGCCAAGCCTCCCGCATCATTTCCGCATCAGCTGCGTGTTTGTCAGCGTCTTCTGCCACCCTTCTATATTCTGTTGTGCATTGCTCGAATACGTCTGTGATGGTGTGGGCGTACTCTGTGATGGCGGCGCAGGTATTTCCGGTGGCTGCGGACAATCTGGCACGGGCGACGTTAAGGTCGCTGCGCAAGCTGTTAGCAGTAGCACGGGCGCGATTAGCGTCAGCAGTAAGCTGCAATGTGTTTTGTGTGAATTCATTTTGTGCTTTCGAGAGTTGAACTGCGAATCCTTGCTCAGCCTGTCTGAACTGAACTGTCATCTTTTGCAACGCCTGGGCGCGGATCAGTTTGTCGGCATCCCAGACACTTTGCACTTCTGCCCTGCCCTGTTCTCGCACATGCTCCAGCGCTGCACGGCTGCCGACCAGTAGCGCCGCCACGGCGATTCCGATCAGCGCGAGTTTGATTTGCGCTCTCATGTCAGCACCTTCGCTGCCACGGCAAACAAGGCAAGGCGATCTGCCAGACCATTAGTTCCGCCGTTGATGCGTTTGGTCACCGCCACTTGGTCGCCCTTGTCCGCCAATTCATTCAACCCATGCGCAGACCAGAACCAGCCGGCGGACCGGCACGCCAGTAAAGGTGTTTCCAGTAGTTCAGGGCGGCTGATTAAATCCATCCCAAGCGCGGTACCGCATGCCTGGTAATTGGCGCGGCCGGTGATCTGGATCAGGCCACGCCCCTTGTAGCGCATGCCGTCGCCCGCCTGGGTATTGCCGAGCGCTTTGCGCCCTTCATAGGCGGCACCACTGGCTAGCTCTTTGAGGTATTTCAGTTGCCCCGACTCATGCCCCACTTGCGCCAGGAATGACGCCTGGCGCAAAGGGGTATTGATATTGAACTCCAGCATCGTGGCATTGAGTCCGGACAGAAACAGCACCGCACGCGGCCCGGCATAGGGCATGATCTTGCAGAGTTGGTCGAATGTCATAAGGCACCCCGCACATCGTGCACAATCGCCGCTGCGTCTTGCGCCATCTCGCCGATGTCCTTGCCTTTACGCACATCAAACCAACGCACAATGGCACCGAGTACCCACCACGCGGGCAAGCCGGCCATCACCATCAAAGGCGCCGCGATGAACAGAAAGCCGAAGGCCGGTTCACTGCCATACATCACAGCGACTTCCTTGGCCGAATCGAACAGGCTGGGGAACCAGGAGCGCACGATGATGACCAGCACCGGTCCTAAAATAGTGGAAGATAAAATCGTGCAGATGATCCTGACGAATGCTTCTTTGATGGTCGTGGGCCACATAAACATAAATCCTAGCGAAGTTGCGGCGGCCCCTGCCAATACGGGGACGCCAAATATTTTGACTAATGCACTGCCCGCTGCTGTCGTTTCAATTGCCATGTGATCCTTGAAGATGTGAATTTACGTACAATGTGGCTCGCTGGCCATGCTCACTTACCAGGCAATCGCGTCTATCTGCTCGACTGTAGTTGCCGCAGCCAATTGCTGTTTGAGTTCTTGTGCCCGCATAAAATTGACTTGACCTTGCGCCACCATCGCCATAAAAAATAATTTCCATATGCCACTATCTGGAATAGGAATATAACTATTGTCGGCAGCCTTCCATGCCCCGCCCCATCCTGCCGGCATAGTGCCAAGTAGTGTCACTGCCCCATTGACAGACATGATGTCTTTCATGCTTAAGGGGTCTGCAGATACCTCTTTCCCGGCATAGATAAATACCGATGAATTGGCTTGCTCGCGCCATGCATTAATCTGTGCATTTTTCTGGCTACGCAATGCATCAATGCTCACCGACTCCGTCACTATTTGTGCACCGAAGGGCTGCAAAGCCGCATCCGACAAGGCATTCGGGAACGACACATGAGGATGAATGAGCCGAAATTCCTGCTCATTCATGATTTCGGCAGTTGCTAGTAAAAGTATCTTCATCATATTTTCTTAGGTTGAGCTGTACGTGACTGAGCCCGCCAGGAATGCCTGCTGCCCGGTGGCATCCGTCACTACACATGTGATGTTATAAGTGGCGGAACCGATTTCAAAGGCTGTGAAATTGCGGCCGTTCGTAAACGTCGAGCTTGTCGAGTTCGTCGCTAATGTGGAGTTTGTCCACGCATAGGTGTACGGTGCGGTACCTTGGCTGATAGTGACCGAGCATGTACTAGAGACGAACTGTGAGCTGACGCTATTGTGCTGTACCGACGCGTTAGGGAAATTGCCTGTCGCCGTCAGTTTCGGCACGCCTGTCAGTAGAAACTTCCGGAGTAACCTCACTTTAGTACCCCGTAAATTGTCTTGCCACCGTCTGAGGTCCAGAACAGAGCAAACGAGATACCCGCAGTCTTGAGCGTATAGCCACTGGCCGCAAAACTTGCCGCCAGCGTGCCATCGGCTTTCACCCAGGAAATCGCATCAAGCCATGTCGTTGTCACGGCGCCGAAATTAATTAAGTCAATCTGCATTTCGCCGGTGTAACCTGCTGCCGGCCAGCCAGTGAACCTCAGCATGACATTGCCAATTGCCGTGGCAGAGTAGTGCTGAGCTGTTGCATAGTCGAGTACCACTTGCCCGATTACCGCGCCCATGGCTCTAAATGGTATCGGCTGTGCATCTTCAAATCGGTGAACAGGGAGAGCGTAATTTCCAGATTGCATTAGTAATCTCCGGCGCGTTTTACAATGACGTTAAACGCCTCTGCTTTTTCAGTCGCAGCAGCCAGCGACCAGCCGCTGGCCAGGATTAATCCCAGGTTGGATAGAGAAATCGTCCACGCAGGGTTGGTGGCACTGACCGTATTTGCGGGCACCTGGTATTCGCGCCACAAAGCGTAATTTGCGCCATTTTTCAAGAACAGGCGAACCATACCCGCCGTGGTTGTCCCCTTCGCGGTGATATCCAGATCGTCAATCCGCGTACCTGCCGCACCAGCTGGCAGAACGTCCACAATGGTACCGGTACCGTCTCGTGCTGCATTTGCTGCGGATATAGCGGTAGCGGCAGTTCTGATGATTGTTGCAAAGTTTGGAGTCGCTGACATAGTAGTTCCTATAGAAAGTGTTGATACAACATGATGTTGCTTGCAGTCGAACGGGCTTCTTCGACGTATCTAGTGATCGACCAATCACTAAATGTCCCGGTGCCGAATACGTCAAAGACATCGACTGCCAGTACGCCACCAGCAAAGCTCGTGACGACACCAAGCATGTAATTTGCCGTATTTCCCTTGTAGGCGATTTTTACGTTCATGCCGACAAAGAATGATTTTGCGGCCTGCGTCGCGATTGACTTGCCACCGATGGCAATCGACAACGGAGTCAGACTGGTGGCATTAGTGCTCTGCGCATCGACCGTAACAGCGGCGACTTGCGCAGCATCTGCAGCACTATTGGCAGCATTGACTGCCGCCATAGTTTCAGCCGCTTTGCTGGTGGCGAGCGTTGCAGCGTCATAGGCAATCACGGCGTTGTTATAAGTCACCAGATTGGACTGGTTGATCTGCGGTGTCATCGCCACCACGCCAGCGACATGACTGTCGGCGCGTGCATCAAAGTTCAGCGGATCGCTGATACTGGGCGGTGGTCCTAAAGGATCGACTTGAGGGGGTAAAACAGGTGCGGTCATCATATTTCTTCCAATTCCAAAGAGACTCTTGCTTCCGTAGGGTGCCGAGCATTAATGGAAAACTTTTTCCAGATACCGACGATCAATAGCATTTCGAAATAGCCGTCCTCCGCATCGACTAAGCCGGCCCATACAGCGGGAACCGCATCGAGCGATTGCTTTACTTCGCGAATTTTATTGATACGGGATTTTTTGACGATCAAGGTTTGACTTGTTTTAGGGACGCTACGCCGCGGCACTAGCGTGGCATTGCCGAACTTGTCGCGATCCACCAGACTGAAATTGAGCGAGTCCCCTTCCGCCCCATACTCCACGTCGCCGATGTCCACCGCCGTTCCGACGACACAAGCCCCGCATTTCACGGTAGCGCCAGGGCCGGTTAAGGTGATCGTCATTTGGGCTCCGGTAAATGGCGGCAGGTCAAATAAAATCAGGCTAGGTTTAGTGGAGAACTCGCCCCGGTAAAAATCTGACCAGGACAAGGTCATGCGGTCACTCAGGTTTTCTACTCGGCTATACACCGTCACGCCTGCGACCCTTACGGTGATACTCACGCTAGTCACCAAAGCCATTCCTGTCAGCGCCAAGGCGTCAATGCGCTTGCCCGGCGCGATTACTACCGTCAACGGAGAACTGGCGATGGTTTGACTATTGCGATATAGATCAAACATCGCTCTCTTGTTCGTGGGGCCCGCGTCTTTCCAGTTAACGAGATCGTCTTCGGGAGGGAGCGTGCCGGCGCCGGCCACAAAACGCTCATACTTGCGGCCAGTGCTGACCCGGATACGCACATCACCGATCACATAGTTAGCACCAGAGACCCAGGCAATCTCGGTACTGGCCGCATCCGGGACGGAACTACTCAGCAGCTGGGCCGCCCCGATATCGAGCGAGGGAATAACTTTCATCCTGACACCTTTTCTGAACGCATCCCCTCACCATCCATCGTCACTCGCTGAATGTTCTCTTTCATCTTGCGCGTGTTCTTTTCATTCTCGATGGTGGGGGTGAGCAATTGATTAATGACGCCTTTCAACTGACGCACCTCTTCAATCAGGGCATTGACCTGATCATTGTTCCCGGCGCCCAGCATGGAGCGGGTTTGGTTAGCATTGAAGATCCGTGAAGCCCCGGTCAACTCAAGCTCAGGCTCAGGCCCACGCTCACCAACGATGCGCAGGCCACCACCAAAATCGCCACCACTGGCAAAGCCAGGGATTTTGACGCCATACTTGGCGTACCCTTTACCGGTCGACTCCAGGCTGGCAGCGGTCACCGCCCGGATGCGATTGAGCGCTTCCAGCGTAGGCGCCTGCTGCTCTGCCATGGCTAGCAGGGTTTGCGACAATTGCGGCAGGTATTTGGCAGCATCCTGATCGCCTGCCCTTGCTTGCGCGGTAGCGATCGCAAAGGCCGATTGCGCCCCCACATAGCTAGCCGCACTATCGCCACTGACTAAGCCACGAATACGCTTGACTTCGCCATATAAGGTATCGGTAATCGATTGCCATGCGGTGCTCAGTTGCTGCGCAGCTTGGCTTTGCGCTTGCGCGGCAGCAGCAGCGGCTGCCTTGCTCTCTTGCAGCGCCTTGATTTGCACCTTGAGCGCTTCGTTGTAGTCATACTGGGCAGTGAGCTTGGCCGCGTCAGAGACCGACATCCCCCCAGTGAGCTTGTCGAGCTCGCTTTTTCGAGTAAGGGCAGCCGCGCCGGCTAAATCCCCTTTCTCCATCAGCAGTTGCGCTTCGAGACTGGTTCTGGCGTCACCCAAACTTGACAGCGCACCTGCGACGCGTTGTGCCATCGCTGCCGTCGCTGAGGCCAGATCCTCTTGCGCTTTCTTCGCCGCAGTCGCTGCCTGGACCTGATCAAACAAGGCGCGATTCGATCCGTCCAGCGCGCTACGTTGCTTATCGAGAAGCTGCGAAGACGTCATCGTCAGAATGTCGTACTGATCTTGCAGCGATTTGTGCTCGTTTAAAATATCTGCAGTCGATTTGATCGCTGAGGACGCGGCATCTGCGGCGCCGACCACCGAGGCAAACGCTCCGGACAACTTCATCAAAGCGGCAAAACTCTTGTCGTCACCGGCCGCTTTGGCCGCCTCGACCATCGCCCGCAACCCCTCCCTGGTTGATGGCATGGTTTGGCCGGCAGCGGCAAACGCATCGCGCACCATGGCAGTACTCAAGCTCAGCTTTTCTGCATCGGTATAGAAATTATCGTAATACTGAGCAGAGACAGTCTGTAGATTTTGCAAGCCACCAAAGAGCGTTATTAAGCCTTCAGCCGCTTTGACGCCATCAACATTCACGGAGTAGACAGAAAAACCCAGCGCCTTCATTGCGGCATTAGCACCGGTCAAATCAGCGCCCAGGCGCACCATCGCGGCGGCTGCCCCTTCGCCGTCCTTTTTTAAGGCGGCGAAGGGGCCGAGCAGATCGGCGGCCATCTTATCGCCCACATCGGCAAACATCTTGCCGATGTTTGACTGCGTTTCAGCGGCATCCTTGCCGATCGAAAAGCTCATCGCGTCGGTTCGGCTCTTGATGCTGTCCGCGTTGAGACCAAGCACTTTGGCATACTCCGCCGTCGAGGCTTTTAATGCGGAATAGCCATCGTTGAGCGATTTGAGCATTGCTTTGTCAGAGTCTTTAACAGCGCTGGTTTGATTGTCGTAGGTACCACCGTGCGCAGTCGTGGTCACGGAATTGGCCAGACTTCTGGTCCATGTATCATTCCAGTCACTAGAAACCCACCCGCCATCCTGATGGGTCCCTGTGACGTTGCTCAGATTGCTAGTCCCTAAATCTCCACGGATGGAAGTGCCCGTTGTCTGCACCTCTCCACTCATTCCGAACATTTTACTGCCGATGGTATACACCGCGATTGCAGCGGCAGCCCACGGAGCTGCGGCGGCAATGGCCGACATCCCGGACGAGAGCGCCCCAGCCACAGACGGGCCAACGACACCAGCGATACTCTCACCAATGGCCAACCCAGTGGCAGAGGTAAGCCCGGATCCCACGCCAGCGCCAGTTAATCCGCCCGCGATCGAACCCATCACTCCGGTACCAAGCGTGCCGGCCGATGCCATGGCAGCATTGAAGCCGTTATACAACGAGGCGCCGGAAGAAAACAGACTGGCAGCCGAACCCATCCCGCTGCCATCGGCTGCCGCAGCACTGCCGGCCACGCCCTGGGCAAAGGCACCGGTGACGCCACTCATCACACCCTGCACGGTAAATTTCAGCACCGTCGTCTTAAACAGATTTTTGACGCCATCCCAAAAGGACTTAAAAAAGCCCTTACCCGACTCAAAGCCACGGTACAGGCTGTCTGACAGGCCGTTATAGAGGGAGTCGGTAAATTTTTTTGATTCGGCAGAGAGGTCTGCCAATTCTTTACTCGACTTCTCAAAAGCGTCTTGCATGCTGGCACCGCTGACTTTCAGGCTTGCCAACTCGCGTAGTTCCTTCGCCTGGGCCCGATAGGTATCGCCTAATTTTCCGGTCCAATCCATCAGATCCATCGTATTGGCAATCGATTCTTTGCTGGTGGCCTGATGCTCCAGTTCCCTGGCATCGAGTGCTGCCAGTGCCTCCCTGGTCAATCCTATACGTTCATTAAATTCCTGCTGTTGCCTGACCTGGTCACGCAATTTATCAACGCCGTCAGACAAGCCATCGATGAACTTCTGGTGTTCTTCCGTAGCTTTTTTCGCGGCTATGCCGGCTTTTTCATCGGCCACCAATTTCTCTATTTGTGCGGCCAACTCAATTTTTTGCGCTTCGACCGTCATGTTCGATGTCGCGATCAGCTTGAGCTTGTTGTCACGCAAATCGGTCGCAAATTTGGCGGCGATCTTGTCGCCCTCAGAGAGCACGCGTATGCCCTGCGCCTCCAGTTCCTGAACGGTAATTTTTTCGTTGATGACACGAATTAATTTCTCGTATTCGGATACTTTCTCTTTGTTATCCGTCGCGCCGTCACCCTCAGCGGCGGCAGCAAACCTCACCTGGCCTTTGGGGTCTTCCGCCAGCTTGGTTCGCGCATCACGGACATCCTTCATTCCTTTGCGGATTTTTTCGCCCAAGAGCTCTTGGTTCCACAACTTGGCAATATCGGCACCGGTATCGACCGCAATGCTTTTTACTTGCGAAGCACCGCTCTTTAAGGCATCCCAGGCACCATCAAGGTCGGCATGCTGAAATTTGATCCAGGCATCGTAAATCGCACCAAAACCGGTGACGCCCATGGCCATCATCCCGGCAATGCCTTTGCCTATCATCGGAAAGAGTGTCAGCAGACCTTGTCCCACATCGAGCAAATAGGTCGATGCCGACACCGCCATGCGCGCCCACTCAGTAAAAGTACCGTCGGCTGCCAGGGATTTAATACTACTGTTTAGGCCACTCGATTTGCTGATTGAGTCGAACCAGGCCTGCGACAATTCATCCATGACCGGCAGCATCGACATGGAGATCTGTTTCTTCCATGCTTCACTGCTGCCTTTGATACGAACCATGTTGTCATTGAAATTATCGGCCATGGCTGCCTGCTCTTTGGTGATCTTGGCATTGAGTTCACCGGCTGCCGCCACGTCCTTGAGAAACGGGATCAGCTTTGCGCCCTCTTTGCCCATGAGCGCCATCGCGGCAGCAGATTTGCCCCCGCCGTCAGAGAACTGATCCATCGCCTTGGCAACGGTCAGCATCTGCTGATCCGGAGACATCGACTTAAAGCTGGCAAAGTCGATCCCCAATGCCTTGAGAGCCGCACCGGCACCACGTCCCTCTTCATTGGCGGCCGCCATATTTTTGGTGAGCTTGTTCATGCTGCCGGAAATGGTATCTATACCGGTATCGGTCATTTTTCCGATACTGGCCAAGGCCGACAGGGACTCGACCGAGGCGCCCGTTTCCGCTGCTAAATCATGCATTTTTTCGGCAGCATCGGCCGCGCCCCTGACCATGCCGACAAACGCATTAATACTCAATAAGGTGCCAAAGCCAACCGCGAGAGGTCCCAATAGACTGGTGATGGATTTAATTGGATTAACGACCGAGTCAAAACCGCTTTTCATGGCATTCACGCGCGCCTGGATATCATCCGTCGTGTTCTTGACAACCCCGACCGCTGCGCGCATTTCGTTGCGTAGCTTACTAATATCGCCGTCAATATCAACGACTAAAGCGGCGATTTTTGTGGTACTTGCCATGATGCGGTCTCCCAATAAAAAAGCGGGTCACGGCTTAGGTGACCCGCTATGGCGGTATTACTATTCTGCCGGGCGGTTACGGACAGGAATTGCCGCCAATTCCATGATCCGTAACTGCTCAAACACTTTGGTGCGATCTTTTTTACGTATAGCAAAGCGCTCCCATATTTCAGGCAGCACACTGTAGTCGAGCCCGGTATAAATGAGGCCGTGCATCCCCCCGACCACACGCCACTGGGTTCCCAAAGCGACAAAGATGCATAGGGCATCGACGTTATCCGGAAACACCGGAAAATCATCCTGTACCTCCTCATCATCATCGAGCCAGTCGGCCGCATCCGCGGCGCTCAAGCCCAGGGCTTTCAACTCTTCGACAATGGTATCGTTGCCCTGCCCATCACCCGGCTTGCCGCGCGCCCATACACGCGCGGCATCCCTTAGTTTTTTGCTTTGACACCCGCTTCAATCTGATGCATGGCACGCGCAATGGCATTGATTACGGCCAGGCCACTTGGTGCCATCACGGCTTTACGTAAAGTCTCGCGCGAGTAGGCGATCGGCTCGTTCTGGGGCGTGACTACGCCCTTCCAATCGACCATAACTTCCATGGTGCGATCTAAGTAACCGTCTACCCACTCGCCACTGACGCCGCCTGGCTTAATGTCCATCACTGCTTCCTTCTGCTCGTCACTAAGGCGATTAAAGGTGCCGGTGAATTCATACTTGCGATTTTTTCCGCCGCTCACGGGGACTTCGACAATCACTGGCCAGTCGATCGTTTCGTTGATTTCTTCTTGAATAACAAACATGGTATTTCCTATTGAATTTGATGATAAAAATGAAGACCGCCAAGGGAGCGCGCCCTTAGCAGTCAGGGGGGGCTTACAAGAAACAGAGGGTCAATTCGTCGTTGCCCAGGTCCGGCAGAAATTTCAGAGAGGACTGCAGCATTTGCACCCCGTCCATCTCGCTGTAGGACGGCTTGGTCATTTGCGTTCTAGGGGCATCTAGCTTGACGGTATTACCAAGCGCCAAGCCATGGGTGATGCTAAACGCACCCACCGCGATGGTCTGAATCGCACTCCACCAGTCTTTGTCTGCGATCATTGTGGCTTGTTGGGTGATCGAGCCCGCTGGCTTGCTGTCCACCACCACCACGCCGTCTGGCGCACCTGGCAACGAGCGAAATACCACCTCATTGGCCAGATCAATGCTCAAATCCGACAAGACCACACCGTTGTAGCCCATCAGCTTGATACCCTTGGTGTTATTACTATTGACCGCTAAAGGCTTGGCGCGTGCCGAGAAACTTGTCGACGGGGCGTCGGCATCGACGACAGGAACGTACACGCCCGTATAGCTAAACTTGGCCGTTGGTACCTTTTTGTAAGGAAACAAAAACGAAACGGTACCGCGTGCGCCCGTCATCTTATGCAGCACTTTGCCAAAGAAGGTGTAATGGGTGATGGACTCAGGCGCATCGGTAATGCGCCGGTAGACAACCTGCGCCGGGATCGCATACACCGTAGTGGCGTCCGGCACGACGGTCCAGTTAGCCGTCACTGTCGCCACCTTGGTCGCTCCGTTATAGCTTTTAATGACGCCCGACTGCCCTGACCCGGTGCCCCCTGTCGTGTTAATCGTTAATCCGACATAGGCATCATTGACCGCCGAAGCGGCCGCGCCCAAGGTAATGGAGGCGACCGCACCGGCCGCTGCAGTGGCAGTATGCGCGGTAGCAAGCACCGTTTCTGACATCGAGGCCGAGCGTAGCAAGTGGCTAATCGGTGGCGCCGTACCGGCCGTACCAGAGCCGGTCAGCTCCACCTCAAAGGCGAGCTTGGCATAGATGACGGCGGCGGTATCTTCATCGTTACCGAAATGCGCCTTGATATTGTCCCGCGAGACCAACTCCATTTCCATAGGAGTAAGTTCAAGGTTTTTCACCATAACGGCATTGGAGCCGACAGTGGGGATAGGATCGGTGCCATAGATCGCTTCAATTTTAGACAGTAGCGATTTTTTATTGGCGCTCAGTGGTGTAGGCATAATGCTTTACTCCTCTTGATGGGGTGATGGGGATTGTTTTTTGAGGTTGCCGGTGCGCGCTTGCGTTTCGACAGTTTCAGGAACACGCGCTTCCACGGCTTGATCGGCCGGCGCTTCAGGTGCTGGTCTCTCAAGTTCATGCTGTTCCCTGGTTCGTTGTATCAGGACGCGATCACCGTCTTGGTCGATGGCATAGCTGCCGCCGACACCATGATTTGTGGTGTGCATAATTACTCCGGTTGGTTTGATGCCGCTCGTGTGCGGCTCAGTTATAGGATCACTACAGAGGGGAACTACAAGCAAAGACTTGCCGCTGAAGTGCGATAGAGCATGAAATAGTGCGTAGTGATCATGCAGATCTTGCCGTCCGCATCGGCAAATTTGGGCGCATCGGTGACGCCTTCAGTGACATCGATGACACCCTCAGCGGCAAAGCCTATGAGTAAGGGGTGCAGCATTTCCAGCAAGGCATCGGCCTGCCGCTCGGGTACCGCACTACGGGTGATGACGCTGACGAGCACCTCACAAGTGCGATCGGCCATCCCTAGCATGCCGTGACTCGGTTCTTCCTTACCACGGTGTATCACCACGACGTCACTGTCTTCCACCGCGAAGGCACTGATAATCGAACGGTCTACCAGCGCCGGGAAATCTGGCACGCCCTTGATAAGTGCCACCAGCGTGTCTAAATACTGCTCTCGTTTCGTCGTCATGGTTTCACCCACTCCAAAGCCGCAATGCAATACGTGGTGCCATCGCCCGATGCCTTAGGCGTCTGCGATACCCGAAACCGCTTCTCCCCGATCATCAACTCACTATCGCGTTTGAGGCTAATGTCCGCCATCTGATAGCGGATACTGTATTCGGTGGCCTGCACAATGCCATCCCAGAGCGTTTGCGCCGGCTCCCGATAATCTCCCCAAAATGTGCGGCCCTGGTCTGGCCCCGCCATCACCGTGATCTCGGTTAAAAAGCCTGCCGCTTGAAACGCTTCAAAAAAACATGATTTGTCCCACGTCATAGCGATTCAGGCGGACTAGCCGCCTGCCCTTTCTTCCAGGATTAGAGGATCAAGCCGAGAATGCGCAATTCCGACAACAAGGTATTGATAGTCGCCTTGCTGGCATTGGCGAGAGTTGCCGCCGTGGCAGCATCAGTCGCATTGGCAATGGCGATATCGGCGATGGCGGTCTGCGCACCTTCGAAGATCGTCGGAATCGTGCCGTTCAATACCACACTGCCGGCCGCCGATGGATTCGCCGCCGGCGCACTGGCCGCACCGATCAATAGACCGACGGTGCTATCGGTATCACAGCGTTTGTTGGTGTTATCCCAAAAAATGCGTTGACCGGTCACCCATGCCTGGGCGGGGGTTTTAGCGAGATTGTAGACACCAAAACGCGCGCCCTCGACCAGTTCGCCATTGGCGGCCGCATTAGAGGCGACAGCAAAAATAGCGCCGACCAAGAAACCAGCGCCACTGGCCAGCGCATACGGAGCGAGCAGCGATAAAGTATCGCCTTTTTGTAGAGAGTTTTTCATTGAATACCTCAAAAAAAATGGCCTGATCGTTCAGGCCACGTGGGTTACATCACAGAATAATTTGTGCAAACGTCTGCACAAGACATGCCACCAGGCTTACACGCCCGCGTTTTTATACAGGCCGCGATGGTCCATAGCTTTGGCCGCAAAATCGATGCGCCCTTTTACCTTCATGCCATCGATGTCGAAATCGACGGTCTGTTCGGTAAACAAGCCCTCCTCTCCATCGAGGTAGCAAAATTCCACCGTATCGCCCTGGGCACTGTCACCGATCAAATACCAGGCAGTCGCCGAGGCAGCGTCCAGGCGCGCTTCCACGATAGGGCTCAGTAAGCCCTGGAACACGTTTTGATCCAGGGACTTGGTCGGCGTGTAGGCGCTGCTGGTGTACTGCGCAGCGATCGTTTCCAGTGCCGCCGGTACCAACAGATGCTTGGGCGCCAGATTCATGATGGTGCCGCCAGGCGAGGTCTGGATGCGCATCGCCGCACGGCCGGCAGACAAGGAATCGATACTGATCTTGGACGCGGTAGTGGCAATGTTTTTGTGCCCGGCATCGTCAAACAAGGCAACACCGTCACCCATCACCGGATTGCCGGTAATGATGCCGTAGACCAGATCAGACTCCATATCCGCCGCCGCGCGGCCAAAAAATTGCGGTAAGCGTTGCAGTGCAGAGAGATCATCATTGATGATCATTTGACGGGTGAACGAGACAATCTTGCCGTAGGTGCCAAGCTGTATCACTTCACCGCCCTCGACCAAAGAGCCATACTTGTATTCGCCAGATTGATTGACTTTTTCAAACCTGGTGGCGGCATCAAAGGCTGCACGTGTCACCGGACGGAAATCGGTCAGGCTGCCTTTCGTCGCCCAGGACTCGAACGTCTTCGGTGCCGAGCTATAGGCTTGGCGCATCGTGCGCGTGATGACACCGCCAAAAATAAGCGGCAGGTCCGTGGTGCCGATATAGCCGCGCTGCGACATACCCAATGCGGCACTGGCTAACTCTAAAGGACTCATGCCGCGGGTACTAATCCCTACCGCCTCCAGCCCTTCGCGGCACAATTCGCGCAGTGACATACCCCGGTAGACACGGGCTGCGTCGGTCAGTTTCACTGAACCCGGCGCGATACGGTGCATTACCGAGGTGATCATCGCATCTCGGCGGGTATCGGCTTCGTCGGTCACCGTTTCGATACGCGAGCCCCCTTGGCCGCGTACTTCTGTGGCGGCACTGCGTTGTGCCATGCGTGCGAGGATGTCGGCGCGGGCAGTGTCTGGCGTGACACCACGGTCGGTATAGTCATCAATCAGCACTTGCTTGTTGTCGAGCGTACTGGCGCGGACCGCATCACGAATATCTTTGACGCGGCTGCGCTCAACTTCGGTGGCATCGGGTGTGCTAGGTGCGCTGCGTACTGTTGCTGCAGGTGCTTGCGTGGTGTTGCTGGCAGCTTGCGCTGCGGCTAAATCGGCAGTTGCTTTCTCTGCCGCACGTTGGAGTTCTTCGAGTGTCATTGTGTTGCCTTTCGTAGTGGTAGACGTTGCGACAGCATTGGCTGTTTCGTCAGTGGGGGAGTTAATTTTTGGTAAAGCACGGGTGACTGTGGTGCATTCGCAGTCATACATCTTGGGTTTGTCTTGCCCCGCATCGCTGCGTATCGTGGCGCCCGGATCTGCACCTATCGGTACCAGGGACACCTCGAATGGTTCCCAGTCGGTGGCGCGGTAGATCCAGTCTTTATTGCCCTCGACATCCGGTGCGATCATCTCGATACGATGGATGCGGGCACCGAGCGAAACGCTGGTAAGTATCTTGTCCTGGACATCCTGAAAGATAGGGTCCACATCGGCACGCTGAGAAAACCGGACCGTGGCACCACCGCCATCGCTGGGGGCGGTGGCGGACTCAATCACGCCCAGCACGTCTTGCAAGCTGTAACTCGAATGGGCATTGAGAAACGGCGCTTTGCCAGACTGCAGGCGCTCCATGCGCACCGCACCAGGCTCTTGGCTCAGTTGCTCTTGGTAGTAACGGTCACGCGCCCAGTCGTAGCGCCGTACACTTGCACCGGCCGTCCAGATGATTTCTATCGTGCGATTACTCTCGTTCACCTTACCGATAGGCGCGGAGCGCAAGCTCAGCGACATTTCGCTACGCCCTATGGTTTTGATGGTTTCGGGGCCGGGACTGATATTGCCGGCATTGCTCTGCTCAGGTTTTGGCATATTGCATGCTCCAAATGAAAACGCCCACTGGCGCGGTGCGCTGTGGGCGTTGTGTTAGTGTCGTCTTGCTTAAACTTCTTTGAGCAACTCCCGTCTGGCTTCCGCCCTTGCGGCCGCTTGCGCCGGTGTCGATGCCGCCAAAGGATGCTGATCAGCGGCGATTTCGGCATCGACTTCATCCGGATCAAAGCCTAGCTCCCGGATAATTTCTTGACGGCTCATGACGTTGAGCTCTCGCATGACTTGGTAGCCCTGGCCTTCGCGTAGCGGGTCGAGCAACGGAATACGTGGTGCGGTCCAGTTCACCGGCATCACTCCGGGCTTGCGAATTTCTCCGGCCAAATACGCCACCGTCGCAAAGCGTTCTGCCACGGCATCACAAAACATGGGGATAAAGATCAACCACTGGAACTGCTCTACCATGGTCTTAAATTCCATTTTCCCCATGCGACCACTGGTGAAATTGACCTGGGAATAATCGCCCGTCAACTGCTCATAAGTAATGCCTGTACCGGCTGCAATGGCGCGCAACTCAACCCGCACCGACTCCTCATAGCCGTCGCTGCCGACCGGCGCCGAGAAAGCAACCGATTCGCCAGGCTTGAGGTATTCGATCTGGCCGGGGCTCAGTTCCTCCACCCGCTTACCTTGCGCATTGGGTCTGACGCCTGGTGAACCGGCGGAAAAACCTTCATCGCTACTGGTGACGAATGCCGCAAAACAGGCCTCAATCTTTTTGCGGATGCTGTGCGCTTCCTGGTAGTCATCGACATTGCGCGCCTTCCAGATGCTGACGGCAAATTCAGGCAGGCCGCGCACTTGTCCGGGTCGCCCCAGCGGATCGAATAAATGCAGCACTTCCGATGCCGGCACAAAACGGCTCACGAGGTTACGCGACAAGCTGGCAATCTCCCCGGGGTGCTTATCAAAGAGCCAGTAGCCGACCCGCTGGCCAAACAGATTAAACTGCACTCCGGAAATACAAAAGCCGCCATCAACCTCGCCGGTTTTAAAACTATCGAGGTGATCAGACTCCAGCACTTGTAACTGCAGCGGGACAGTCAAACCATCTTCGGCACGCCTGACCCGAAAGCGCACCAGGCATTCGCCGCTCTCCCACATGGCCCGGACAATTTGTGCCTGTAAGCCACCAAAACCAAGCAGGCCGCCGGCATCACAATCACGCCTGGCCCACTTCTTCCAGAGATCGGCCACCGCTTTGTCTTCAAATTTTGGGACAATCCCGGTACCGACAATATTGCCGACCAGTACCTTGAGCGCATGCTTGATGTAGCCATTGTTCGCCACCAGGTCACGCGAGCGATTGCGCAGTATGCTGATCGATTTGTTTAATTCGGCATTGATGCTGCCGCCTCCCACAGACCAACCCGACGAATTTCCGCCCTGTTTTGCGCCTTCGTAAGCTCGCTTGACTTGCTTTTCAGCGATGGCAAGCGTGACCCGCGCATGCATGCGAGTCAATCCCCGCGCGGGTGACACATAGCCAACCAGTCTATCGATGAAATTCATACTACCCCCGGTTGAAAGTGGCGATGCTGTGGCTCACGCGCGGGGCTGCGCTCAGCTCTGACTTAATCAGGTCTCTGGCGCGCATCAATTCACTCATGCTGCGATAGGTAATTTTTTGCCCGTCGTATTCCACGATCAAGGCACCAGAGGCAATCGCCTTATTGATGGCGGTGAGATTTGTTTGTGTAAATTCCATATCTATCTTTTCAGCCAGTTTTTACGGGGTGATATCCAACTGCTCTGTCTCGGTTCTTCCTGGACAGCCGCAACCATCTCCGCCGGAGGACTGGCGTTAATGCTCTCTTGCGGGGTGGATAAGGTGCTTGTTGCTTGTGGTGCCGGGTGCGGAAATGGTACGGAAAACAAATCGCCGTTTCTGGGTTCTAATACCGCTTCAAGATCCTGCCATTCGCGCTCTTTCATCATGTTGATGCGCAACCGCGGGTGGTAAGCACAGGCCAGGTTGTAGACCTTATTGTCGAGCACCTCATTTCTGGTGCGGATCTTGTCCCAGCGATCTTTTGCCGCGTTATACGCTTCGGAAACTAACTGCTGGTAATACTCATCTTCCAGTCCGTCTGGAAAGCGCATCCTCCTGGCAGACATCGGTGCTTCTTCGTCCGCCAGAATGGCCGCATAGATCCGGTCTTTCGCCGTATCGGTACCAACGGACCAGAGTTGCACACCATTGGCGTAGGTAGCGCCGCGTATGGTGACGTCTTGCTGGGTCGGTCTGCCGATGATCGGCTTATGCCTTTCCGATGCGCCCTTCACGGCAAATACACCGCGATGCTGACGTAGGCGGCAGTAGTCATACACTTCTTGCGTGGCTCGACCGCCCGAATCGACCGCGCACATTTCGATACGCATATCGATGCCATAGCTATTCGTAATAGAGCGATCAAGCTGCTTGTCTAGCTCTATCCATGGCGCGGCTGTCGTCGGGTCACCAAGAATAATGATGTGATCTATCGTCCAGTTAACCATTCCCCTACCCCAGCCGTCGATACTGAGTTCTAGCCGGTCGCCCTGGGTATCGACCGCCGCTGTCAAAATAAGGCAGCCGATAGGAATCGTTCTGAGCTGACAGGCTTCGGCACGCCGTTTGATTTTTTGCCAGCTGACCTCTTTGCTTCTGTCCTTCCAGCAATCGGCTAAGAAGTTGTTCACAAAGGCGATCATTTTTTCAATATCGGTTTGTGCTTCTATCCAGTCTTTTGCCGCCTTAACCCATGGCCGCCAACCTAAAGGCGCATACATGGCACTAAGGTGGAAGCTGGCGGTTTCACCATCGCCGGTGGCTGTTGGCATCCAATAGGCGGCTTCGTATCCACGTGTTTTCCAGAAATGCTCTGGGTTACCGCAACCGCAGTTGTTGCAATGGTAGACCGCCGATTCCGGATCGTTCTCTGCCCATCGCAAGTTCTTCCACTCAAAATACTGCGGATGCTGGCAATCAGGGCAATGCACGAAATAGCGGCGCTGATCGCCCCGCTCGTAGAGCTTTTGAATCTGTGAGCGGCCCTCGATGGTTGGCGTACTATTGGCAAACACCTTGGCACGCCGGCCAAAGTTGCTGGTACGGTTAAGCGCCAGGTCAATCGGGTTACCTTGTCCGTCGACATTGAGCTCGTACTCATCGACTTCCTCCAGTAACACGTAGCGTATCGTCGATGATTTGAGGCGGCCGGCACGTGTGGCACTGACAAAATTCAGCATTCCACCGGGAAATTTCTTCCTTAACTTGGTATTGTTACTGCCTTTCTTACCCGCCGTGGGAATACGTCTACGCAGTTCTGGCGTCGATGCGCGCATCGGTTCAAAGCGATCTAACTCCCACTTTTCGGCATCGTCCTTGGTCGCAAAAACGGCCAGCATATTGCCGGCCGCTGAGGTGATATTTTTGCCGACAAAATTTTCGCCTAATGCTGAGCCACCAATCTGGTGACCTTTTTGCATACCCACCAGGCGCACAAAATTATTATCGAATGGCCTCTCATCTTCGTGCGAGTAGCGGGTCACGTTACTAGGGATACCCGACAGCGCGTCCATGATGCCGACTAAATACGGCGTTCTTTCATTACGCCACCTGCCCGGCTCCGGGCTGTTTTCCGGCAGAATACGATAGCGTGCCGACCATTCGGCGATGCCTATCCGTTCATCGGGCCGTATCGCGTCGGCGATGGTTTGCAAAAATGCGTCATTAGCTCCCATCCTCCGTTTCCTCTTGGTCTTGGTTTTGCTCTTTCATGATTGATTTAAGATCAATCGCTTGTAATGCGGCAGCCAACTCTTTATCGAGCATAACTTCTATCCGTGATGCGTCTGTTTCTGCAGCGAGCAAATCCTTGGTGCGCGCCGGCACGTTCATCACGGCGTCGCGTAGCGTCCTAAAGGCGGTAAAGGCAATCCTTTGGGCGCTCACCAGATCCAGTGTCGCACCGGTCAGCATGTCCAGTTCGATCTGCTCTCGTGTGGCGCGGATCTCTTCGCGCTTGGCGCGATGCCGCTGATAATCGGAGCTAACCGATTCTTGCGGTGGCGTTTCATCATCGAGATCATCCGGCCAGTCCAAGAGGTGTTTGCTGTCTGGTGCGCAGCGCCCAAGGTCGGTATTGGCCAGCCATTGGCGGTCGGCAGAAGCGACCTCAATTTTTCCGGATGCGGTTTTAGTGATGCGCCCACTCGCAATAGCTTTCTGCACAGCACTAAGCGCGACTTGACGGTGACGCGCATAGGCGCGAAGACTCACCTCAAGCGTATGTAGAGAACTATCTGTCATGAAGGTTTCCATCAGAGTTAAGCAATGACCACTGACCACCGATAGTGACCACCCTAAAAAAAATCAGTTACAACGCGAAGCACGCGCGCGAATTACCCACGTAAGCCAATTGCGCCAGAAGGACCCGCAACGATGAGGCGGTCACTCATCGGCGCATGGACTTGACTGCCACCGCCCAGGCGCTCTCTAAATTGGAGACGAACTTGGCATCCACCGTCTCATTGACGACCTCGCTAAAGCGGAAGCGCTTCTGATAGACGGCGGCAGTAGCAAAGACAATCAGCGGTGCGATCTGTTTGTTGTTATTGACCCTGGCATAGATACCGCTTGGCATGGCGTGACCAACAGGCTTGCCAGTGAAGAAGCGCTTAGACTTACCTGACGTGTTGACGTCGCGGGCAATACGCAGGATCTTCGCCTTACTAATGTTGCCGTATTGATTTAGCTCGATGCCACGTCCAGGCAACGCAACCTTGGCGCCGGTACCGGTAGAGAATTTCTCTTCGAACGATTTGAAACCGCGCGCCCCACCTTCCATCTCGGTCACCAGGTACGATGCCTGCAGTTCTTTCACGTAGACATTGGCTTTCAAGGTGGCCTTGTTGGCCGGCGTAAATGCCATTGCTCTTTTGGTGAATGCGGTAGGCCGGTCAAATGCGACGTTGATATGCTCAGTCACCGCCACTTTCGCCATCTTGGCGGTATCCGTCAATGCCTTCGCCATTGCGAACGGCGCTTGACTGGCAGTGAACTCATTAAAGTTTGACACCATTGCCGCTATCCCGCGCACGTTGATCGATGACATAGCAGCTCCTATACATTTAATGCAGACGTTTGCACAAGGTACAAACGCAATGCACTTAACACCAAATAAAAATGTCCTCAGCGCGGCTAAACACTGAGGACCAAGGGTGAACATGCAACACCCGCTAGAGACTTCTTTAAAACGTAGTCGGCTGCGCAATACCACGCACTACAGACATAAAACCTTTTTGTAAATCAGTTGCGCCTATAGACACCCATCGCTGGTCAAGCCCAGGACACAATTTCAACTCTTCAATCAAAGCACCCACTTCAGCAGCTTTCTCTTTAACCTTATTCATCGCATCAATTTCCGCTTGTGAAAGATCGCGATAGCCACTAATTTTTTTATGTTGATTGTCCATGCTTTACCCCATAACGCTAATTGAAAACACAATGCAAAAAGCCCTGATGACTTATTCAGTCAATCAAGGCTTCTACTTCTTCGGTCGTGACTAAGCCCCCTTGCGGGATCGACTTCAGGCACGGAACACCGGCGGTTAAATTGTAAGGCTGAATTATAGCCTGAGTTTTTAACTTATCAAGTGCTTGTTGCATACTTGTTTTTGCTCGCCACAATATCAAGCGCAGGTTTTCACGGCCGCGCAGGCGCAATTTACGGCGAATGAGATCATCCCTCCAGCCGAACACATATTTAAACCGCAGCGCCTGCTTATGCTCATGCGATGCCAGTAATGTCCATACCGATTCAATCAACCAACCATCGATCCGGTCAGCTTCAGAAAACACCTGTAGCTCGATCTCTTGCATCACAGAGCGAGGCTGAATCATCCCCATGCACAAGGCCAGCTTAAAATCGCGGCTGTTTCGATTTGCGATGTAGTCAGCAGCCCAGGCGCTAGAACAATTACCACCGGAGCGACAACCAGCACCGACCACCCGGGCCCAATTCTTCAGCCTATCCTCAATCTCATAGTTCACCACATCCATTTCAGACTTCGCCCGCGCCGGTGCAACAACTTCTGTAAAGCCCGAACGATCCAGCTCATCAATCGCCTGTACTGCTCTGCAATTAGTTTTCATATTTCGCTTTCGATAAAATGTTACGCAATGTTGCTGCTCGTTCTCTTGCTTCTTCATGATCCTGCTCATCCACCGTTTCAATCTCTATGCCGAGGGTCAGCGCAAATCCGGTTGCATCGGTCATCCACTGCGGATCAGCTCGATATGGCATATCCGCTTCATCCCAGCATACAACGCTAGTGGCGGTCGTATCAGGCGTTCCAAAGGTCTTATGGTTTTCCATCGCGAAGAACTGACCAATCTCCCCTGCCATCGCCTTGCGCAACATGGCGTTCACTACATCCCTACCTAACTGCGCCCTCATACGATCAATCAAACTCGCTGTAATGGGCATGGCGGTTCTCAAATCCATTTCTACCCCTTCATTCATTGCATTTTTAAAAACCGTCAAACACTCATACAACTATCAATATCTCTAAACCCTTATTTCTATTGGCTTTGTGGACTGTTTATATAGTTGTGATAGTTATTTGAAAGCCCCATAAATAAATAAAATAAAATTACATTGCTGCATTTACCCACGCACAAACACGCATGTGTGTACAACCATTAAACTATCCAGACCGTCCACAAACCCGCATGCTTATTGACTCTTGGTGTGTTGATGGTTGGCTATGTGTTGACGGTTAACTGTCATCACGCTCGAAAACATGCCGGTATTTGCGCAAGGCGGTTTCGAAGGTGGCCGAGCCATCCTCTACCCATTTATTGCGCTCTTTGCCATCCGGCTGATCGCCGACCAGGTACACAGTTCGCTGCCTCACATCCGACATCAGGTCGTACTTCACTGGACAAGACGTCATATCTCCGAACGAAACGCGCCCAATCGTTCTTCCGAACATCGTCTGCGTCGCAGGGAATCGCTCACCGTTTAGATGTGACCAGCGACTAAATGCCTGGTACAACTGCATAGCAGAACAACAGACGTAAGGAAGCGGGAGTAAGCCCTCTTTCCACTCTCTATAAAAACGTTCAGCAGGCGACAAGCCAAGGCTGATCAAGTTATCTTTTGCTTCGGTGTGGATGGGCTTGGTGTGTTGATTAAATTCACCAATATCGAGCTCCATCAAGAACTGATAAAGCGCTTCAGTGCCACCGCCATAGATTTGCGCAGCAACCGTCGAGTAATACTCTTCAGATTGTTTTGCAGGTGTCCAGATGACCATGTAACGGCGATCCGTTTTATCCAGCGCAAGTGGTTGTAATTCATTTGAGAAAAACATCAAATTCATATGATTCGCCTCCTCGCGACTGATCAGCCCCTTCGGATTAATGCGTATCGTCGAACCGGACACCATTGACTTGAGCTTACCCTTCAACTGGCGCAACTCGGAGCGAGTCACAACCTCATCGCACACCACAAACAGCTTCTTGGATGCCCAATCATTGAACTTATCTTCAATCTCAGCATTGCCAATCACGCCACCGTATTCGCCATAGATGCGTGCAATGCACTTTTCAAACAGTAAATTTTTACCACTTCCCTCATCACCATGCATGATGATTGACGTATCCATCTTGGCACCCGGGTGTTGCAAGGGATAAGCTAACCAGCACAACACCCAGCCGAATATCATGTCATCGTCGCCGCACAAATGGCGCAGCAAATCCAGAATCAAATCGCACTGACCCGCCGCCGGCTTCATTGCAAAACCATTGAACAAATTGACGCTGGTTTCTGGATCACATTTCATCGTTGGATCAAACATTACGCGATCCGCAGGTACCATTTTCCGGTCTGGATTATTCAACCAAAATTTCACAGCATCGTTCGAAAAAGCCAAGCGCAAGGGGTTGATTTTCAACAAGCAACGCCGCTCAGCATCCCACACCTCATCCGTTCCATAGATCAACGTAAAACTATCCATCAAGCGCTCTACCCGATGCCAAAACACATCACCATGTTCTTTCTTAGGCTTTTTCTTATCGCCGCCCCCACCCCCCTTTGCCGAAGGCGCAGCAGCCTCGCTGTCGGTCTTCGACGCGATATGAATGACCTTTCTATCAGCATGTACATCCCATGCTTTCGCGGTGTCCTTGCCCACCATCAAAAAGAACGCCGAGCGCTTAAATCTGAGTCGATTTAATAAATCCCAAACATCAGTAGAGCCATAAACCTGCGCATAATTATCCAAGACCCACGCCAGCGGTCGAGGACCTGAAAAATCTGAAAGCGCCACCACATTGGCTTCGTTTTTTTCTTCCGCATTAGCGAGCGGATATCGCGGCGCTTCAGCCGCGCTAGGTAGATATTTCTCTTTCCCTCGCAGCTCTTGAGCTGCGCTGAGTAGACTCCCACCTTGCGGCGCTTCAGCCGCACTAGCTAGGTCTTGCTTACCTTCCAGTAGGGGGTGGGGGTGGCCGGTCTAGGTGCTGTAGGACGATTCTCTGAGGGGAGCGGGGAGACCGCAGTTTCTTGATCTGCAGCTATTGTGTTGCCTTCGTCAGAGGGGGCGGGAGAAGCGGCCTCTGCGTAAGCAGCTATGACCGCAGCATTAATTTGTGACGCTACCGCGTCAAGAGATTGTTCTACCTGCAGATCATTGAAGTCTGTCCATTTTTCACCATTGCGGTTATCAAAGACAGGCGTAACAACAGACGCATTACCGACCGTTGCGGCAGCGGCCATACACGATGACACTCCCGCATTTTTATACGTGTAATGACGATGCAGGCGATCTTTGCGCATATCCGCTTCGATATACGGGACACCTTGCGCATCACTACGCCACCAGGCAGTCACCGTAACGGTCTCACCATCGTCAGCAAGTACCGCATGGTCTTTACCATCGATCGCGATCGTGTCACCGCAAGAGACATTGAATTCCTCGCGCAAGCGCTCGATGAAACGAGGAAGCAGCAAATAGTCATCGTCAGCAAGAAGCAGCAAATGAGCAGCTGGATACGCGGCACGCAACGCACGCGCAACGTGGATGATATTGCCAGCATCAAATGCCGCAACCACAGGATAGCCAGACACCAAATGCACAGTCGCGCAGGTCGCATAGCCCTCACCAATGGCTATCAATTTTGGTGCTGCGTCCGTTAAACCAATCGGGTATGCCGCGCCAATTTTGTCCATATCTTGGTTGTAGCGCTTCTCGCCGGCCGCATCGATTTTTTGCAAGCCCATCAAGCGATTATCTACACCACCTCCGGAAATCATCGGTATCACCAACTGCTTACCATCAAGCACGCGCAGCCCATAAGATGGCACTTGCTTGCGCTGCAGATAGGGATGCGCGTCAACCTCAACGCTCTTACTCCACTGATCTTTGGCCCGGTTCGCCGCTAAATCAATATCACGCATACGTGCTGCCGCTTCTTTCGCCTCGTACTCACGCTGCTTGCGCACATACTCTGCGCGGTCGGCATCGCTCATCACTTCTGCATCAACGCGCACGGGGATAGTGTTGCGGTTTTCTCCCTGGAAGAAACCAAACGCACCGGTAACCACTTTTTTACCAGAACGCAGATCCATTTCGCGCAGGATATACCAAGCTTTTTTCTGTGGACCGAAACGCTTATATTTACCGTCAGCGATAGGATGCCCGACAGGCAGCGGGGGCAACCCCGCAGCAACCATCTGTTCTACCACGTGACTTAGTGACGTCACTCCACCACCTCACCACTAGGCAATACGCGCTTACCACCCATCAAACTAGGAATATTCCGGTGATCAAACGCGCCTTCGCGCACCACCAGTTGCGGGAAATGTTTTGCCGTATTTAATGGGCGCACCGGCTGAGCCGCGCGTGGGGCGGCGATCTTGCCGACGTACGGCGCAGCGCTTGGCAGATACCGGTTATTAAAGGCGCCAACAAACTCTTTGCCCTTCGCTGTCGCTGTCAACGTGTCGCCATGCACTGTTGCCAATGCATACTTCAACAGCTGATTTGTCACTTGCAGGTCAAATCGCGATGTAGAACGGAACTCAGCGCCTAACACATAGATCAATTGCGCCATCTTTGCCTTGCCGCCCAACTCAACTAGCCGACACATGGCTTTATGCGCTGCAGATTCAGCACGTGGGTAACTATGGCTCGTCATGCTGCACCGCCATCTCTAGCCACTGTCGCGGCCTTAGTCTCACCGCAATAAAACTGCTTCACCAGCGCCCGAAACTCTCCCGTGGTACGGTTGATGCGATCGATCACATCATTAATGCGCACCTGCTCCTTACCGTTGATTTTGTGATCAGACATCGCCGCGCGGAACTCCTTCGACAGCTCCCCCACCTCCTCCACCAACTCTTGAAATTTGGCGGTGGCCACATCCTCGCTCACGGCATCGAGCTCCGGCAGCTTGACAAACACACCGCCCGACTCAACCGCAATCGCCTCGGCAATCGCTGTCATATTGGAAAAAGATTGCATCATCAAAGCAGTCTGCACCGTCACATCCTGCCCCCTGCGTTCGTACACACGATTTTCTAATGCATCACGCGTCATACCCAGCGCGGCACACATCGCATCCCAGCCGCCCGGAAACGCCCTAATTGTCTTCAGATACGCCTGCTTTAATCCACTCACAACTTTTCCCCTTTTCTTGTGATTTTTGAAATACTTGAAAAATCTTCTATACAATCCGCTTCATACCAACAACCAACCGAGCGCTGCCATGACCGCTAAACTCTCGTCAGACGAAAAACACCAACTGGACAACTACCTCAACACCTTCATAAAAAATTCGCACCACATCAACGGCATGCTCGATAACCAGCGCATGGCAATCGCCCAGGCATTTGCGATCATCATCAAAGCGCTGGCACAGCACGATGCCGCCCTTGGCGCTGTGTTACTGGATGCAGTGAGAGAGATTGAATCGAAGACATTTACGAGCCCGAGCCTGGACGGCGAACGATCCCTAATTGCGCGAGCGATGCGCGCAGAGCTTGTGCGAATTTCACCCGCTCCAGATGCCTCATCTCTTCCAGACTTAGCGCTGGCGCAGAAGAAAGTGGGCAATCGCAATCGCGCAAGTAATTGAGCAACTGGCGCTCAATACACGTCGCAGGTGAGGCATTCGAGGGCATCTTCATTTGTGTGAATTCGCCTCGTGACAGGCGGGATGTGCGACGTCAGTAACAGCCAATTCCGGCCAGATTTTTTGCCAATCGTCAGGACGCAAATCCTTGCGAGTAATGACGCCGCCAGTTGCTGTTTCAATCTCAAAACAACATTCGATTGGAACGCCACGTGATCGCCAATTGTTTAACCTAGCCGAACTAGTGCCTATCAATGCTGCAAGAGCAGATAAGCCACCACTGAGTTCTATTGCAGTTTCTAAAGATTTCATAGACATCATTAAACACGATGTTTAATTAAAATGCAAACATTATGTTTAACAGTTGTTTAATCAATTACGCGATGATTGACCCTATGAATGAACAAATGACTAGGCTTTATGATGCCGCAAACAAATTAAAGAATATTTCTGGACAAAGTGCTGTCGCATTACTTCTCAATCAGTCGCCACAAACATTAAATAATTGGGAAGCAAGAGGAATATCAAGCAAAGGTATTTTGCTTGCGGAAAAAGTGATTGGATGCAGTGCTCAATGGCTCACGAACGGAACCGGAGCGATGACTGGATCATCAATACTAAATAAAGCGCCCAACATTGAAATAGTAGTGAATGCCGATACCCAAGCGGTAATTAACATGATGGAATCTACCGACGCCGAAGGTAAAATCCTCGCAAAAAATGCCGTCATTGAAGCCCTAGACAAATACCAGGCACGGCAATCAAAACGGAATGTAGCGCATAGCGCTACCGATATCGATACAAACCTTGCGCGCCTCCTGGACGGCATTGCGCAAGTCGATGCATTGGCGAAACTCGACGACTTACGCTTGCAAATTGAAGCAAAAATTAATGAACAGAAGTCGAGTCAGAAGAAGACGCGCCAATAGCAAAGTGCTCCGCCAATAACGCCGCCTTAGCGAGCAGCCATAGCTGTGCCGGTTCACTCATCGAGTCAAATAACCTAATCAATTGTTGGTGTGTGGTGCTCATTGCGGCCTTGTTGTTGTGAATCAAAAGTAATGTATTAAAACATTTTCCAAATGCAATTAATTGGCAAAATCAATATAATTTATAGTATGTTTTCGCGCATTTAAATACTTACCCGACCATCAAGAATGGCGGCATAACCAACGCCATTACAGCCCAAGGAAACAGGAGCCTTTATGTCTGACAGCTTTGCAAAAACCACCGCCATGCATACCCGCAATATTGTCAAGGCGGCCCAGGTACTGGTCGGTATTTGCTCGGGCATTGTTGCCGACAATAAAATCAATGATGAAGAAATTAGTTTCTTACGTCAGTGGTTAGCCGAACATGCCGATCTTGCCGCCGTCTGGCCGGGCAATATGATTGCCAAGCGCATTGACGGTGTATTAGCTGATGGCATCATTACGCCAGAAGAACGTGCCGATCTGCTGTATATCCTGCAAGAAATGGCAGGTAATTTCTTTGCCGATACAGGCATAGCCCAACAAGCAACCGCCACACTACCGATTGATCAAGATGCCATACTTGAATTTGCGGGCAAGACTATCTGCTTTACAGGCACATTTGTCTTTGGCTCGCGCGCTGTCTGTCAGCAGGCAGTGACCCGGCAAGGCGGCATGCCCGAGGACAGTATTACGAAGCGGCTAGACTACCTGGTGATCGGCGCCATGGCCTCTCCCGACTGGATTAATACCACCTATGGCCGAAAAATAGAAAAAGCTACAGCATACCGAGCAGAACACGGTCGCCCATTGATCATCTCAGAACAGCAATGGGCATCAATGATGCATCGCTAGGGGCATTCGAAGTTAAAAAATAACTAAAGAACAACAAGAGGCTTATTGCAATAAGCCTTGCCTCTTAGCGCCACCCAGAAGAGCACTCTATTTGAACTCACTGATCCAACTAGACGCCATCGATATCGCCAATTGGCAGTTAGATGAACTCTATTTCAATTACCCAGAGGGTGCCCGCTCAAAATATGCGGTATTTCCCCCGATTGACGTTGATCTTGATTTTATTATTCAAGGCAGGCGATATCTATATAAAAAATCAGCAAAAAAATACCCTGATCAGTTTTGGGGCGAAGTAGTGGCGTATCAGATCGGTTGCGAGCTTGGCGTAACTGTTCCTCCAGCTTTTGCCGCATTTGATAGTAATACCGGAAGTTGTGCAGCATTGATCGAATGGTTTTACGAGGATGGTAAAGCGGTTCTACAATCTGGCGGCAACTATATGCAGCAAATAAGCCCAGAATATGATCGAAAAAAAGGAACCCAGCATAACTTTAGATGGATACAAGTCATCGGAACCGTCTTAGCCAAGCAAATTAAATCAGACGAAGAATGGTCTCTCTATTGGTGTAAAGCGTTACTGTTTGATGCCTTAATCGGCAATACGGATAGGCACCAAGACAACTGGGGCTATTTGTACGAAGAAGTCGCAGCGGGAGAATTTAAGGCAAATTTATCGCCATTATTTGATAACGGGACCAGTTTAGGTCATGAACGGTTTCCATATTTAATAAAAAATTGGCAAGACAAGGATTATGAAAAATATATAATGAAAGGTACGCATCACATGCGCTGGATGGATGATGATGAAAATCGGGTTGGACATATTGAAATGCTGCACAAATTAGCGCATGTTTACCCAGAGATAAAACCAATATTATTCAAAATGATAAACGCGTTTTCAATAGACGCGCTAACATACCAACTTGAACGATTAAAACATCTGCAATTACCTGTTCCGCTAACCCAAGAACGAATTCATCTTTATCTCAAATTAGTATCGATACGCAAGCAAAAATTAGAATTGGCATTATCATGAGTCGCATTGAACATATTATTGAACCAAATCGCGTCTGGCTAGTCTGGCAAACTAGCCTGCAAGGCCATCAACGCCTAAGGCGTTTCGTTGGCGAAATACAAAAAAATCCTGAAAATAACGCCGTCACGTTTCGCTATCTTGACGATACGGATGACTTCCAACTCGCCAAAAGTGAAGGCTTTACTGGATTCACTGCATTTGGCCCTAAATTAGAAGTACGTACGCATGGCGTGCTCGAAGCGTTTATGCGCCGATTGCCTCCACGTAATCGTGAAGATTTTAATGAGTATCTTGCCAGGCATCGCCTACCAGATAATTTCAACTTTTCAGATCTGGCCCTGCTAGCATACACTGGCGCGAAGTTGCCAAGTGATGGCTTTGAATTTTGCCCGGACCTAAGCCAAGCCCGCCCCCCATTAGAACTCGTTATAGAGATTGCAGGGTTTCGCCATCAATCTGCAGTAAGTAGTAGTGATCTCGTATTGGGTGATGCTGTAACTTTTGTCCCTGAGCCAGACAACCAATCAGATGCTAACGCGATTGCTATTCATTACAAAAATCAGCGAATCGGCTACGTTGGGCGCACTCACACGCAGTCTTTACAGCATTGGATACAGATGAATTATACGATTGAAGCAAAAATAGAGCGCATAAACGGCAAGCCTGAGCGCCCGCTGATTTATTTATTTGTGACTGTCCGTTAAATTCAGCTACAGAATCACCAGCAATAACCAACCCGCTTCGGCGGGTTTTTTGTTGTCCAAAATTAGCTGTTTCGCTATTTTCAAACAAAAAAAAACCTCAAGCACTAATAAAATAATCCACAAATTAAACAAAATGTTTGCTTTTACATTAAACATATTGTTTAATGTCTTCGTTATCTATCCAGACGGAGCAAGCATGAAAACCTTTCACGATATCCCAGCAACAAAAAATAATGCGGAGTCAGCCATCGGCGAACCCCGCATTACGTCCTCTACCCCAGCGCAAGATTTCGTCTTTTTGTCAGACGAATTGCAGCCGTTGGCGCTAAGCACTGATCAATGGGCAACATATCTACAGCCGAAGTTTTGCAAAGATTGCGCTTACTTTACTGAGCCATTTAAAAGCCGCCCGCGCTGCGCCCATCCGCTTGTCCCCAAAGAAGATCTTATTTATGGAGACAATCGCCGCTGCGAAGATGCCCGTAAAAATCTCCTTAAAAATAATTGCGGCTGGGAGGCTGTCTTCTTTACAGCAAAGACGGATATTCCGTCGAACACACCGTCATAAATACGCCGACCAAGTGAGGATTTGCTTTGGCGTATCCCTCACCAAACTCAGCGTCAATCACGCGAACAGCCGTTTTCAAATAATCAGTAGCGGCCTCTTGCGATTGACGATGTGCTCTTGTTCCATTTGACTCAGTCATTTTCATCCTTTCATTAATGAATTCCCATTTTGCCATGGAAACAATCATGAAAACCTTTCTCATCACAATCCGTACCGCGTCCAGCGTGCTGCGTTATCACTCACTCGCCCACTCTAGCGTTGACGCCATTACCGATGCTATTGATTGCTTTGGCGTTGCCACCATCAGCGCGGTGCCAGCAAAGCGAGGCAATCATGGCTAAGCACACCTGGACCTATGCCGAAATCACAGACCACGCCGAAGCCCGCATCAAGCATCTGATGGCATTGGCAACAGAAAGACGCAGCACTCAAGAAACAAGCTCTGCACTTAGCATTGAAGACTACGCCTACGGTGTGTATCTGCTGTGGAATGACCTGACAGTCGTAACGCAAGAGCCTGATGATGCGCAACGCCTGGAAGCGATGACAACACGGCAGGTGGCAGCTCATGGCTAATTTCAATTTCTTAGCGCCACGCGCCACTCCGACCGAGATCAAAGCAAAGCCGGCAATACGCACCAGAGCAACGGCTAAAGATCGTTACGAAGGTTTGCGCGGCCAGGCCTACATCGCAGCCAGGCAAGAAGAAGCCCGCGCCGCGCTTGTGCAGACGTCTGCACTTCATCACGCAAGGGGCTGATATGTCGAACACATCAATCAATGTCGGCACCCGGGTATCTTTTGAGAACGCCACCGGCGCTTATTGCGGCACCGTAATTGACATCCTGCCGTGCATTACCAACGGTCGCCGACATGCCACGATAGAAGTTGAGCATGAGCTGCCAGGCATATTGGAAAAAGTGCCGGTCGATCAACTGAAACCGCTTTCCCCATTGCAAGCCATCGTCTATCTCACCGGCGAACTAAATCCATTTCCAGTATCGCCCAATGACCGCCGTTTTCTTGTCGGCCAACAACCCAAAACACCTGGAGTAAACCATGGCTAAAAAGAAAATCACCGCACCCGTTGCCGATCCTGTCATCGTTGTCGATGAACTGGTGATTGACCAGGGTGAGTTCAAAATCGTACAGCTATCGGACATCCGTATTTCAAAGACGAACCGCAAGCACTTCGACAAACTAAAACTGACAGAAATTGCGGCGAGCATCAAAGAAATGGGGGTCGCTCAGCCGATTTTAATACGGCCCGTCACACCATCTGCCGAGGAGCCAGAGCCATACGAGATCGTCGCCGGTGAGCGCCGTTATCGCGGCTCGGTCATTGCAGGCCGCACGACCATCCCTGCAATGGTACGCGTACTGACCGATCTGCAAGCAGCAAAAATCCAAATTCTTGAAAACCTGCAGCGCGAAGATCCACACGAGATGGAAGAAGCCGAAGGCTATCAAAACCTGATGCTGGCTCATGGCTATAACGCCGACCAACTGGCCGCTGAGCTAAACAAGTCACGTAGTTATGTGTATGGCCGGCTGAAACTGTGCGCCCTGGCAAAAGACTTGCGCGATGATTTTCTCAATCACAAATTTTCAGCATCGATAGCGCTTCTGGTGGCACGTATCCCGGTGCCAGCCTTGCAAGTAAAGGCAATGAAAGAAATATTAACTAAGCAGACTGATGGCTACTCCATGTCAGTGCGCGCAGCACAACATCATGTTGAATCACGTTACATGCTACGCCTGGTCGATGCGCCATTCAACACGAAAGATGCAAAGCTAACCGACGCGCCAATCTGCAGAGAATGCCCAAAGCGCACCGGCAATCAATCCGAAGTATTCAGCGATATCGACGGCAACATCTGCACCGACCCCGACTGCTTTGCAGATAAACGCGCTGCAAACATTACTGCTGCAGTTCTTAGACTGGAGAAACAAAATACCCCCGTATTCCAGGGTGAAGGCGGTAACCAGGCAATGCAAGATGCACGTAATGGAAACGGTGAATATGTCTGCGTCCACACGTGGATTACTGCATTTGCCCGGTACAAAAACAACAGCACCGCGATGCAATCCGCCGCCCACGCGCTAAGCCTCGATCAGATGGGCGCGCCAGGCGCATACGTACTAACTGCTAATGGTGATTTTCTCACTCTGTACAGAAAAGACACGGTACAAAAGTCGCTGGAAGACGCGGGCTATTGCTACACCATGCTTGAAGCCTTCGACCGCAATGCGCCTAAGGGATCTCCAGGGGAAGTCAATCAAGACTACACAGACCCACGTGTAGTCTCAGTCGGTGGCGCAACGCTGGCCAGGGCAGATCATGACCCCTACATTGATCGCCTGAAGCAAGAAGATGAGGCCAAAGAAGCTGCGAAAAAGGAAACCACCTTCCGCGTCGCTTTATACAAGCAAGTGCGTCAGCGCGGTTTTAATGCGCTAAGTCTCGATTCCATGCGCGAGCTGGTCAATCTCATGCTTTGCACCTGTGCACTGCCCGACGATCTTCTGCACGATCTCTACCCATTCGGTAGCGCCGGCAGCGACTCAGTCGTAGGCGAATACATCGCCCAGGCCAACATGCAAGAGGTTCAAAATATTTTGATGGACCTGCTACTAGGTGAAGCGCTGACCGTTAGCTGGAGAAATTACCCTTACGCGATGAACGAAGAGGATAACGTCGATTTCGCCACTCTACTGGCTATCGCTAAAGCCGAAGGCATCGACCAGGAACAACTGCGCGCGGATCTCGATAAGCCAGCGGAACCAGAAGTCGATGCAACCCCATTCAAGCGCCCGTTGATTACTCTCAAAAAGAAGCCTGCAGATGCGGTCGAATGGCCGTTCCCAGTCCCGAATTCTGAAAATGCAGGTGCAGCATGAGCGACAAAAAAGATGCCGACCTAGCGAAACGTGCACAGCTAATCCGCAATTGGGCAGATAACTTCAACCCGACACACACGCGCGAACTTTCCAAGCTGATAGCGGCCGAGCGTAAGATTAAATTTGATGAGCACATCAACGCCGGATTTTCTGAAGCTCAGGCGCTGGTTCTTTGTAAGGATTAATCATGGCCAGAGAACATCAACAAAGCGAAATCGGCGATGAAATCAAATGCGCAAAATGCGGTGATTTTTGGCCTGCAGATAGAGAATTTTTTTACATGAGTGCAGGAAAATGTCACTCCTGGTGTAAAGCCTGCTACACAAATGACCCGAAGGCCAAGGCAAAAATTAAGCGCTGGTCCGAAAAAACTAAGCTTGCAAAATGTGAGACGAGAATATGAGCAATCAAAATCAGATGCTGAGTGCAGAAATACTAGATCAGAAACTAGTTGTCAGTACAGGCACACAAGACCCACTGGATATGAGACTGCCATGCGATATCAAAGTTGGTGCGGGTACGATGTGTAAAGGCATACCCCTCCGAACTCTTGTCATTCGTATGAAGATGCTGCACTCCTACGCGATCGAAAAAAATGGCGTAGAGGTTATTAACGAAATGGAAGCGCTGCGAGAAGAACGCGATCATCTCCAGGAGCAACTTGCCATGGCACTGACAACAATCGAAAGGATGGCAACGCAATGATCGGCATACCAATCACCAACACCCTAGCCAACGCAATCATCAGCGGCGTCACGCATGAGGGTCTGACAATCACCACAAAAGACGGCCGGCCAGCGTGCTTGGCCGTGATCGATGCAGATGGCAATATCATCGAATCTGGTCAGGCAGTCGCGAAAGAAGCATGGAATGTAACGCTCGCGGTCTATAAGAATTTCTTGATCGGGCATGGCCACCTGCGTATTTTCAGCAGTCCGCCAGGGTTAGTAAACGTAAAAACAGGAGCGCAGTCTAACGCTTAA